GCTTGGGAGAAACATTACCAGAAACTATAGCAGCACTACTAACATTGCTTGGGTCAGGTTTGCTTATTGGTTGCTGACTAGGCAAATGACCCATATTCTTTTTAACTTGATTATTTACAGCATTGGAGCTAACACTTACAACCTTAGATGAAGCTGCAACGGTATCAATAAGACTTCTACTAATGTTTTCAACTACGTTGCCACTCATGCGAGCAAAAGCATTTAAGGAAACACTGTGCTTGTCCCCAAAGCTACCAATGGCATCAGCTACTTGAGTGGGTGCGCCTAAGTCAGTAATTGATCCTGCGATCGCCTGTTGATAAGTTGCACCTTTAGCAGTTTTTGTTGCAATATTCCTGTATAAATCTCTGGGGATAGTCAAAGCATCTATGCCATCAGCAAGTACCATCCCTGCGGTTGCAGCAACAGAATTAGCTGCTGTACCAAAACCAGTAGGAACTACTTTTAATGCACTACCAATAGCTTTGACAATTTCAGGTTTAGTCAACTTTAAGTCTTTTAATTTCTCCGTAAGAACCGCTTTATAAGTAGTCATGTAATCAAGAGACGGATCTTTTGCTAACCTGGTCTTAGCTTCCCCATGAGATTGGGTTACTGCTTTTCCTGTTGCACCACTTCTTAAAAGTGCTGTCATGCCAGACTGAGCCGCATCAAAAGCAGTAAATGAGTTTACACCAAAAGTAGCTGCACCTGCTTTGCTTAAATTAATAAAATGATCAAATGCTTCTCTAGGCTTGGTAAGTGTCTTGTCAGCCTTTAACTCAGTAATAAAATCTTTTCCAGACTCAAACGCAGACTGAAATAATGTTTGTGTAGGATTAGCAGCGTGCCGTTCCCCTACTTTGTCAAGCATCTTTAGCCCAGAATTAGATGCGGCTAGTCCTACACCCCCATAAGTGGCCGCAGTAGACACACCCGGTATAAGACTACCAATAGCCAACGCTGGTTCAAGAATTTCCTTAGCTGAACCCACAGCATCTTTAACAGTGCTTACAAGCTGTCTAGCCCCTACTGCAACTTTGCTGTTCCCCTTCTGCATCCCAAGAAACAACCCAGAAGCTATCATCATCCCAATCTCAAACATCACCAAAGATGGAGACTGGATTTTCATCTTAGCTTCAACAGTTTCAATTAAATCATCAAGCATCTGTCTGGCAGCAGTTGACACGCCATCAGAGCCATGTTTAACACCTTTTGCTAATCCCGCATCAATATCAATACCTAACTGTTGAGCTAAAGGTGTATAGTGGGTAAGCTGCTTATCAAAAACTTTTTTTTCTTCTGTGTTTAATTTGCCCAACAATCCCTTGGCATTTGTTTGTCTGGATTTGAGTTGAGACTTACCCCCAGCATGAACTTTACTAAGATCGCTGTTAATTGTTTTGTCAAAACCAGCATCTTGGGCTTGTTTGGCAATAGTATCTATGTCTTGTACCGCAAGCTTGGTATTATCTATAAATTTTTTAATTTTCTCTTTTGTAGCTTTAATTTCTGCTGGAGTTCCCGTTAATTTAACTATGTCAAACTCAGATTTTAATTTTTTATATTCTGCATTAAAATATTGATTTATGCCTGTAAATGAATCACTAACACCCTTTAAAGATATTTCTTTTTGCAGTTTTATTTCATCTGATTTTTTGGGTTTTCCTTTTTGTAATGGCACTAATTCTTCACCGTTCTCTCTAGCAGTTGCTTCAGCATACTGCTTAGACAAATCAATATTTTTTAATGTATTAGTTTTTATGGTTTCAAAGTGCTGCTTTAACTGCTGTGGTACTTGACTTGCGGTAGTTTCAATAGGCAATAGTTCAAGTTCTGGTTGTGGTTTTTTGGCTTTTTTAGGAATATTTACAGGAATATTTAATGGCTGTTCTACAGGTGCTTGAGTTGTTACCAAATCTGGTGTTAAAACTGCATTGGATATATGAGGTGGCTGAGTATTGCTATTAAGCACAGGAGAGGCAGTGCTTGTCGAGGTTTTCTTGATTCCTGTTGCCAGAAAATCTTTGGCAACACCGTAAGTATTTGGAAGTATGGTTTTTAATAAGCTATTAACACCCTTTTTGGCTGAAGTTGCTAACTCCTTGCCTGCAACTACTGTAAATGATTCACCTTCTTTCCCTTCCATCTCATCAAACAAAGCAGTAACTACTTTTTGAACCTGGACTGGGGATCGAGACAATGCACTCTGTGAACCTTTGCGAATAGCCTGAGATATAGCGGATTTAGATTGCCTGGCTAAACCATTAATTGTTTCATCAACACTGAGTAAAAAAGTATTGCCAATAGTATTTAAAGCTTTGGAAACAAAACCAGGCAACTTGATTGGCTGTGGCGGTGCATAATCATCAACCATTCCTCGTATAATTGCTTCTATTCTTGCTTTTTCATTTTTAGGATCTGACTGCGCTTTTTTACCCACACCAAAATAACGCAGCAACCCTTTAGAAGCCGATCTACCAGCAGCATCAAAATCTACGCCTAAATCATCTTCTATGGCTGAATAATTGCGCTTTTGACTTACTTTGCTTGTGGTAGACACAGATGAACCTGTACTTGTACTCGTATTGCGGGCGGGAGACGTATTAGTATAAAAAGCTTTAGTGTTTGAATCATGTGCTTGTACAAAAGCTTTAACGCCGTCCGTCACAATTGCTTCTACTCGTTTTTTTTCATTTTTAGGATCTGACTGCGCTTTTTTACCCACACCAAAATAACGCAACATCATGTTGCTAGATATTCTGGTCATAGTAGGAATATCTACACCGACAGCATCCTCAATACTTTGGTTAATTCCATTGGTGAAACCGTTACCAAGTCCCTCAAAAATCCCGTCCAAGATAGCACGACTAGGACTAGCGACTACATTTACATTTTGTGTTTTACTTGCTTGTGAGGACTCTTTAGATGCTTCTTGCTGTACCGTTGATGTCTGTCCTGACATTCCTTCTTTGACAGCTTCTTTGACAGCATCAGCTAAACTTTTTTCTAGTTGCTTGCTTAAATCAGATTCAACGGTAATAGTAATAGTTCTGCTAGAAAGTCCGCCTAATCTTTCTTCTAATTCATCAAGACTTTTAGTATCAGTGTTAACTTTAATTGGATTACTATCAAAATACTTATTAACTTGTTTAAGGTGTTGTACTTTGAGATTTAAGTGTTGATTTAAATCAGTTAAGTTGCTATCATCTACATTGACAACAATAGGATTACTATTAAAATATTTATTAACTTGTTTAAGGTGTTCTACTTTAAGGTTTAAATGCTTATTTAAACCAGTAAGTTGATCGTCGTCAACCCCAATTTCTAAATTAATTTTATTAAAACTATTTTCTATAGATACAGCAGCTTCATAAGCTTTCTTCTTAGCCCGTTCCAAGGTCTTTTCTAATTCAGAGGAATCAGCAGACAACTCTACAATTAATTCGCCTAAATTCATAATACTAACTCCTATAAAGAAAAAGATTACAGACCAAGAATATTAATCTGTAATCAAGACAGTAGCAAATTCAAAGCTGATAAAATAGCAGGTGGCAACCGATTGTTTTTAATAATATCCTTGAGGATACTTTCAGTTACTTGGCTAATCTTACGGGAATTGTCCTTAATATCATCAGGAAAGGGCAATAAATCAACAAAGTCCATATTGGGGTCAGTTTCCTTTTTGAACCCGTTAAAAAGCCCTGTCCAACCGATCGCATGAACCCGACCCTCAACATTAGCCTGTTCCCTGCGGTAGCGTTCAAGTGCTTCAATACACTCAAACACCACGTGAACTGGCTGATCTAGGAAGGTATCCCAGTCTCTAAATCTAGGGTCGGCAATTCGGTAGGATTGGATACGCCAGTAGATGTCTCCCCAGTCAACAGGGGAACTGGTTGCTCCCCCTCAACAGGTGCGGATGGAGGCTCAACTTCTACCTGCCATCTACTACGTTCTTTTTCGTAAAACTCATAAATAGCGGATACAAATTCATCGCTACAATCCTTGGTGTCTTCTTCAGTCCAGTTATCCGTACCAACTACGTAAGACTTGGTTGATTTGTCGTACAAGAACCCTGTGGAAATTGGTAAGTTTTCAGTCACAGGCTCAACCTGAACCAAGAGTGATTCATGGTCAGGGCATGATGCGTAATTGCCAACCACTGTTACCAAGCAATCGCCGAAGCGGATCACTTGTTTGTCCTGCAATGTGAGTTGAAACGGGTGTACAGAGATGCTTGTGGAATTGAAAGTCACAGGTGCAATCAATTGTACTGGGAAAGCCACTCGCTTTTTGATCAATAGAGTGGCTATAGCAATGGACACAGAGGTACTATCTGTGGCACTCAGGGCATTTAATTCGGTGAAGTCCTCAATGTAGTCGTAAATGACATCAGAGTTATCTATTTCAGAAGTTCCGTCAGCAGAACGAGTAGGGGAAAGTAGTTCCTGGGCTTCTGCAATTGTCACCCCACGATCTACAGAGATTTTCTTAACTAATTTAGAGGCAATAATAGCGGCTCTTTGTCTTTTTGCATCTATAGATCCAATGTCCATAGATTCACCCGTGGTCAATGAACCGCGTTTTTCTAAATAAATAATTCCGGTGTTTTCGTTGCCTACAGGAATGATCTCAAAATTGGATTTCTTGCTAATTATTGGGCGCATAATTCGATTTCTAAATTATCATGGGAATCGGCTAAAAGTTGATAGGTTGCCACCTGCTTAACAGAATCAGGAATCTTGATTTTAAAAGAGGAATTGTGACTGGAAACAGTTATTTCACCTGACAACCCCCCTCTAAAAACTGCCGCACCGCAAAGCAACCTATCATCGTCGATGCGGCAGTTGATCAGGACAGCTAATAGTCCAGTGCTATCCTTGAGAATTTTCATTAGAGGTTATAGGCAGGGAATCCACTGGAAGAACCACCAGTTGCGTAGTAACCAGGAAGCCATGAAATTTCACCTTGAAACTCTAGAGTGCCAGTGTATTTCATGACTTCTTGCACCGTAACTGGCATAGTTAACGCCGTGGTTTTTGCTACACCTTCATATCTTTCGCCAGTAGGGAGTGTAGCGATCGCCCATAAGGGTCGGTTCATTAGCACCGGGTTGTTATACGGTGCTTTGATGAAGTGCATCAAACACTGATCGTCTCTAAATTCAGTTCCTTCAAAAGTAATTTCTCGCTTCACACGGACAACAGCAGAACTAGTACCGCTACCATTCATGTTATTGGTGGTATCCACAACAACTGGTCCAAATTGTGGGGTCATGTTAGTGAGTCCCTGTAGCGGAAACATATCCTGAACTAAGCGAGAAGTAGCATTAGCAGGAATAGCTCTAAACAAAGGAGCAACTGTCAAGGATACTGCGGTAGTACCCGCTAAAGTTGCGTTAGCCAGCAAAAGTACGTGCTGACGACCCAAAGGATTGCTTTGAGCAGCAAAAGACAAGGAAGTACCAGCAGCAATAGTATAAGTAACGCCTGCTGTTGCGGTAACACTGATAGTAGTAGCTCCCTCTAAAGCACCGGCAGGACAGGTCAAAGTGGTGAACGTAACTGAATCAGTGCCGGGGGGAAGTAATTTTAGATCAAGGCTAAAATTTTGAAGAACAATAGACTCAATGGGACGGGTCGCTAAAGCCATTTTTAATACCTCAAAAGAAAATAAATTAACTTAATTACGCGCTACGACCAACACGGATGGTATTGTAGAGTGCGTCTAAATCTACACTAGGAACGTTGCCCTGGGAATCCACAAGGTTGATTGCCGTGGTTGCGTTGGCGGGAGTTCCTGTTGTACCACCAAGAGTGCCGTCGTACAGGTATAAAGTGGGACGAATAACAACTACTGAACCTCTTTTTTCATAGAGCAACCGAATACCCCAAGTGGTTGGAGCAATAGCAGGTGGTACAAAAGTAAGTACAGTGCTGTTTGCTGTCGTACTGGGTGCAGTAGCGTTAACACTGATGGTAATAGAAGTGGTACTGTCGATAGCAGTAACAGTGTTAGCAGCAATTGTGCCACCACCAGAAGAAACAGTAACTACGTCACCTATACGGACGTTAGCAAAACCATTAGCAGTAGTCGTCGTAATGGTTGCGCTGCCAGTGGTGATGTTACATCCAGAAACGTTAAATGTGGCAGGGGTGATACTGGCATGAGTGAATGGAATAAATTGAGACTCCTCAAGACTAGTGTCTACTTCTACCGCAGCACCGGGGTTAATGACTGCGTTGGTAGCATTGGTTGTGACAGATTTTAGTCTGGCAAAATCTATGGTAATCGGCATAAGTTTAAATCACTACAGGGTCAAAGATGAAAATCCTGGCTTGTTCTAGTACATCAGAAGTTGCGGGAATGTGCGTGTAACGCAAGACAATAAATCCGGTTTCTATCTTATTGAGAGCAATAGGTAGATTTGAATTTTTAGTCCAGTTGCGTAATAGAATTTCCCATTGCTGCGGCTTGTACTTAGAGCCACTGCTGACAACCTTAGCGGCGACACTGGGAACTTCTTTGATTAAGCACTCAAGTCCGTTACTTGCTGATGGTGGCTGAGATGAACTACCGTACACCCAAATAGAAGGTAGTCCGTTTGTGTAAGTGCCTAACTCAGTAGCAAGTAATGCACTTAAACGCTTTCTTAAATCAGATACTTTCATGAGAAGGTGTTTTTCTTAACTTACTGAGTGCATCTTGTAACTCAACAAAAGCCGCTTGTGCGCGAGATTTATCTACTAAGTTACTCAATGCGCTAGTTATATCTTTAAACTCAACAACAGTAGGTTTGCGCTTAAACACCTTCATACTGCACCTGATAAGAATTTTTTAATTCACCTGTATCAACGATGTTACGAGGTGAGGTGACAGTTCTACCATTTCTGCGGACTGTGGGACGTGGCCACTGCCACCGATCATCCTCAAGATTGGACTGACAAGCTTCACCAAATCCTTCAGACATGGATACAAACGCATCCTTAAAGTTTTGAGATTGGGAGAACTTACCAGTGTACTCGCCCAGGAAGTCGTACTCATCAATGGCTACATCTACCCAAGGGCGGGCGGGGTTTTCCGTGCCATTAGACAAAGTAACACCTTCATGAACAATTACCGCGTGAGGGGCAGTCCAGGCGTGGGTAGCCGTGAGTTTGCGAGGAACTTTGAATCGTTGCCATTTAACTGAAACCATAATCACACCTTACCTGCTATTGTTAAACGACCCTCAATGTACTTATTTCTTCCTTCTAAATATCCATTTATTCTGTTTTGAACCACAGGAATAAATTGCCATTGACCTGTAACTGCATCACCCATTAAATCGGTTAAAACTGCGATCGCGGTAGTTTGATAGTCAATATCTAAGTTACCCCAATTGCCAATTTTACGACCCTTTAAATAAATGATATTTTGACCCATTTGAGCATCTTCATAAAGAGGCTTAAAGTCTTTTTTGATAGAGACAGAAGCGTGAACAATGACGGTAGAAACCGACTCAATGATATTTCCTACAGCATCCTCAACAAACTGGCCACTACCTGTTTGAAAGGTCAAACTTAGGTTAGAATTAAAGGGTTCTACATAGCCAATTGTCTGGTTTACATAGGAGGAAATCATGATTTTATTCAGCAACTTTATTATCAAATATCCAGAATTTACAGGTGAGGAAACTAAGTTCAACTTATTCCTTTCAGAAGCAATTCTAGAGGTGGAACTGTACCATTGGGGGAACTTGAAAAACGTAGCAATTGAGTTATTGACCGCTCACAAAATCACACTTACTAAGCAAAATGTAGGTAGTGATTATAGTACAGGAGTCCTAAAAAAATTAGAAGTGGATGATGAGTCTTACAATGTGGAACTTCAAAGTATTCCTAATAGTTATGGACAAAGTAAGTACGGACTTGAGTATCAACGACTGCTAAAGATTGTCACAAATACGAGTCCAGAATCAGCATCAACAACCAAAGGAACATCTTTTTTTGGGACTAGAGGTCAAAGCCAGATCAAGTGGTCACAGTCTAAATAGTAGCGATCGCAGTATTCTCAACGTTCCTAGCAGCAATAAATCGGGGGTCCATTGCCAACGGAAAACCACGACCCGCCACGGTAATGCTTTCTTGAGGTGGTTCTTTACTGAGAATATCAGTGGTAGTAACTAGTCCGCCTCTGAAGTTGTTGCTTGCGGTGGGGACAATGGCTCTTTCGATAAAATTATCGGTAGCAAAGAAATAGTAGCCACTGGGAATATAAGGCAACTCGACAGTACCATTACGTCCGCCACCGCGCTGATAGTAGACAGCATCGGATACAATAATCTGCGTATTTGCATTTTGACCACCACCCGCTAAAAGCCGTTGACCAATCAGTCCAGAAATCTCAGATAAAGATGGAGGTGGCATAGCAGCGACAGCGGCTGGGTTAGCTGCTCCTACTTCTGTAATCATACCCTTAGCACGCCCTACCGATTCTTTAGTGCTAGTCTGGTTTCTAAGATTGTTAGCAGTCACCCGACCCATAATGATAAAAGGTGGGAACTTGTGTAGAGTAAGATAGTAGGACTCTATATGACTCACTAAGTCGTCAATGCCAGTAGCGGTTGTCCACTGTGACCATCTAGCAGTTCCAGTTAATGCGGCTGGTAAATGGGAAGTGGGGACTTGGTTTGAGTAGCTAAGGATAGCAGAAGCGCGAGATGTAGGATCAACATAGTTGCATTGTCCGGTACAAGCGACCTGTAGTGTTAGCACAGTATGCAAGTTAATACATCCTTGATACAGAGAGGCGGGTATGCCTAAGTAAGTATCTTTAATCCTTTCAGCAGCTTCAGCATTGCCAGACATAGCAAGCCTTTCAGCTTGCTGCATTACCATGAAGTCCTCTTCTGTAATTAATCTACTTTTAGCTATTTTAAAGTTGCCAAAAGTTTCCTGGGTAACACTAATTCGATCTACGTCCTGAGGAATAGTACCATCAGTAGCAACTACGTAAGCAAGAGTTGGGGTGTATGCCCGCATCTTGAGTAGTGCTAAAACCGGATCAGAATATTGGACAAAAGGGAAAAAGCGATTGAGAGCCGGATCAGGGTAGCCGTCTAGGTAGGTTTCGCCAGTGCTGCTAACAGTTGCAAGCTGCAAATCAATAGTGCGCTGGACTACCCCCGGCTGTGAATTAATTAATTCAATAATAGAAGCCATAAATTACACCAAACGAATTTCAGGATACAAAGCAATCAACTGTCCGTCTATGTATGGTAGGCGATCGCGGTAAACGTCTGCTTCTAAGTACAAAGCGTAGTCTTGACTTTCTCTGTACAGCAAATCAATAGGTACAGCAGGAGATAGCATACCTAAATTTTCCGGTGAACTAGCAGCGACCCCTATAGGCATACCCAAGGGTACAGACACAGCAGCCGCACTGATGGTAACGGTATCAGTAACCGGGTCAACCGCAGAAATAGTACCGATGCTAACATTGGGGACAAACACAGCACCAGATGCGGTAACGCTACCATTGGTGGCGGTGGCACTAGCGGTAAAGCTGTAGAGGCTGGTAAAGTCTTTTGCCCAAAAAACAATAGTAGAGGCGGGTGCCGTGCCAGCTACGGACAATGCAGATACCAATCTAGAGGTATAAGAATTGGATGCGATCGCACTAATAACTTTAGTAGCAATGTTAGCGTTAGTTGCTGTTAGTGAAGCACCAATATCTGCGGAAACAACAGTATAGACTACGGATACGCCATTAATAGTGACAGTAATGGTGTCATTAGCAAGCCAACCACTTCCGGTAGATGTCACGGTCAAGCGCACTGAAGGTGCGATGATAGATAATACATCGCCGGGGATAAAAATACCAGCCGTTCCTACAGGAAAACTAATAGAGGTAGCATTGGCAGCGGTAGCAAGTCTTGTGGTCATCCGTGGCAAAATGCGATTGCCAGGGAGGTTAACAGATGTACCACTACCAGCAAAGAAACCAGGTGCAAATGTTTTAACTAACTTGCGTATTGCCCCAGTTGTACCTGTAGCGTAGTTATGGTTCAATAGGGTATAGCGAGTAGCTTCTGCACAGTTGTTACGTGCCAATACAGGATAAAAGCCTGATTCCTCATCATCGTAACGATAAGATTCGTGACGCATTAGATTTCACTCCTAATTTGAGATAAAGAGCCTACAATCCGAGCAGCACGAGATTCTATATCAGCAGTATTAACAGTAGGGGTAGGGTTAGTCACGGGTTCACTGATTGATTGCTTCAAATTAAGTAAAAGTGCGGTTCTTTTCTCAATTAAATCGAGGTGAAATTCCATGTAGCCCAACTTATTGGATTTGAGATGTTTGTTGATATCTTCGGTGGCATTTTCTGAGAATAAATCACCAAACTCAACAGAAGATAATTTACCTTCTGATACTAATCCATCTGCTTTTTGACGCAGGCTGTAATACTGAGATACTATGGTTTCGCGCTGCTCAAACGCAGAAATAATAGCGGTTTTTTCCTCAATAGACTGACTTAAACTTTTAATTTGTTCAATCAATCTATTGTTTTCAGCAATCAACAAAGCCTGTTTTTCTGACAGGATGCCGTTACTAGATTTAACCTCTTCTAAGGCAGTTTTAGTGGCTAGTAATTCAGCTTCTAAATCTTTGTTCATGGGGTAAAAATTTGGATCTCCCTTAACTGAAATTTGATCAAAAAATACTTCAGACTTCTCGTAACCCACGGTAGGATCGGCAGGAATATCTTCAGCAGAAACTTCAAATAAAACTATTTTAGTAGCTTCTAATAGTGCCTTGGTTTTCAGGGAACGATACCCATCTTTATTAACAACATATTCCGCCGGGGTAATGACTCGGTATTCTTCCACAAAATAACCAAAACTAATACCACCAGAAGTGCCGTCCTCAAGATCAGATATGAATTGATTTGCCAAAGCGTTTCTAGAAAGCTTAACCGTGGCAACACCTCTATCGCCATCTAGTACCACTTGAGAAACCATGCCTAATTTTTGTCCGCGTTGATGGTTTCTCAAAAACGGACAGGTTTTATTAAGAACTCTGGTTAAGTCCCAATGGCTGGGGTCGTGGGATAGACGCTCATCAAAAACTACACTAGCGCCTTCGGGTAAGTTTTCTGAGAAAGAATATCTTTCGCAGATATTGTCTTTCGAGGAAAACGAAAACCCAACTGTTCTTTCATCCTGATTTAATTGCAAATCAGAATTTAAGAATTTAGTTAAAATAGTTTTATTTCTAGTTGCGGTTGGCATATCTAAAAAATATAAACTAAGCTTAGTTTAGCCAATAGATCAAGGGTTTCAATATTTTTTAAATAGTAAAATAAATGATAATTGTAGAAATATGCAATTTTCTTTGATATATTATTAGTAACTTAATACCAACCAGTGACTATGATTTCAGATCCTACGATTTATGACACTTTGACATCAGAAGGAAAGATAGGAATACATATTTTCCTGGCACGGGAAAAACAGGGGATGTCAAGGAAGGCATTAGCCGCAAAGACCGGACTGTCAGTAAACGTGATTATTGCTATTGAAGATTTATTTAAGGAAAAAGATGGACGCAGGCAAACAATTACCTACAGCGAAATTGAATTAATAGCCGATGCACTCAACATTCCCGTGGATTGCCTATTGCCCAGGTAATGCGATCGCTGGTTTCCGTAAAATGGTGTAATACTTTTGATGACAAAAAGGTGAAAAATGGAAAATACAATTACGAAGATGTATCAATAGCACTAATTCCGACAGGAAAATGGTATAATATTATTGTTGGCAACGATCCTGTGTTAAACACATTTGACAGTGAATGAACTGCAAGAAAAATAGCAGAATTAATAGCAGATGAATTGCAAATAAGACCCGGCAGCGTTCCTGCAAATGCCACCAGGTTTAACAAGGTTGGAGATTCTACTATAGCATAAAACCCGGCATGGACAAGTTGCCGGGTGGTTACTAGGGTATGGAAATATATTACCATTAAATGCCAGAATTAAGCTAAAATTTAAAAGTAGAAAAACCCATCCTACACAACTATTGAACCCAGACAAGTTCAATAGTTTTTTTATTATGCACGCAACCATGAACAAACTTAATCCCAAAAACACAATTAAAATTAGAGAGGCCACTAAAGCCAGGTCATCAACTAACCAAGCGGTTTATGTTGAACTACCAGAACCACAGATAGGAGCGCAGGAATTATTTTATGACACTCAGGCTGATGTGTGCATATACGGTGGAGCAGCCGGAGGCGGGAAAAGCTTTGCGTTATTGCTAAAAGCAGCTAAGTATCTAAACACGCCTGGGTATGGTTCAGTAATATTTAGGCGAACCCGACCGGAAATAACCAATGAAGGTGGCTTATGGGATGAATCAAGGCTTTTGTACAAAAGAATAAAAAACTCAGTAGGACGGGAACATCAGTTAGACTGGACTTTTCCCAACGGTACAGCCATCAGTTTTGGTCACGCCCAGTACGACAAAGATGTAGAAGACAAATACCCAGGGTCGCAGATATGTCATATTGGTTTTGATGAATTAACTAAGTTTTCAGAGCGTCAATTCTGGTTTCTATTTTCTCGTAACCGTTCCGTATGTGGTGTCAAGCCGCGCATAGATGCAACCTGCAACCCGGACGCTGATTCATGGGTGGCCAAATTAGTTGACTGGTATATTGATCCGCAAACAGGATACCCGATAGAAGAAAGATCAGGAGCAATACGGTATTTCTATCGAGTCAACAAAAAATTGCACTGGGGTAATACTAAAGAGGAATTGATGATAGAGTTTCCTGATTTAGCGGAAATAGCACCACCTAAGAGTTTCAGCTTTATTAGTGCAACGATTTATGATAATCCGATACTGTTAGAGACCAATCCCCAATACTTACAAAATTTACTGTCGTTGCATCCAGTAGAGATGGAACGACTACTGAGAGGGAATTGGAAAATTAAATACGAAGCAGGGACTATCTTTAATCGGCAATGGTTTGAGGTCGTTGGTAGCGTGCCTAGTGGTGGTACTACAGTGGCTTTTTGGGATTTTGCGGCCACATCAGCAGCGGTGGCCACCAAGTCCAGTTTTTACAGTGTACGCACCAAAATGTACTTACATCAAGATACTTATTACGTTCTGGACTGTCACTGGGAACAGGTTTCGGCGGATCAGGGTGATGCTTCTGTAGTGAAAATAGCCTATCAAGACGGGCGAGATTGTAAAGTCCGATGGGAACTGGAAGGTGGTAGCGCGGGTAAACGCTACGAAGCATCCTTACGGAAGCAATTAGCTGGTTTTGATGCTAAAGGCGTAAAGCCCTTGGGAGATAAAGTGACCCGTGCATTACCTATGGCATTAGCAGCCAAGCAAGGCAAAATCAAGTTACTCAGAGGTGCGTGGAACGATCAGTTTCTAGCTGCGGTACATGAATTTGATGGTAGCAAAAAACCGCTCACCAACGACATTGTAGATAGTGCCGACGGTGCTTTTGGTGAGTTGGGTATTTCTGCACCCAAGGGTATGTTTGTTGGCGGAAAAATCAACAATCCGTTTGCTTAGTCTTTTCGTGTATTTTATTTTTTCTGTACTGGCGCATATATTCCCTGATATATGCGCGTTTTTCTTCTATTTGTTGATCAGTTAGGTTTTGTGTCCATCTGCGTTTGCGCTGTTTACCTCTTTCGGTTGCGTTGTAGCAAGATTGACATTCAGCATAATAAGCCATAGGAATCTTTGGTTAACGGCACACATTAATATAGTCTATTTAGTTAAGAATAGGGATGTGCTTAGAAGTGTATCGTAAGAAATATTTTTTATAATTTTGTTGACAACTTGCGGTAAATAGACTATGTTACAGTCAACAAACAAAGGGTGGGACTATGAGTATTTTAAAAAATAAAATAAAGGTGCTAAAACACCAAATCCAAGCGTGCTTAAAATTAATAAGCAAAAAGATAAAAATGTACGTAGACAGACTGATTTGCTTGGAGACTGAACTGGAAAGACTAGAAAGCATGGAAACACCGGACTCTTGTATTACTGAGGATGAAGTGAAAAAAAGTTTTGTAGCCGTTGGTGGCTGCTTGAAACGATATTGGAAACCAGAAATGGCTACAGTTATTCCCAAATTAATTGGAAAAAATATCCCGATAAGTGCGTGGGACTGGATGGTTCAGTTCCCAGAAGTCCAGGAAATGGAAAGACTGGGGTGGCGCGATCGCCATATCAAATACTGCATAGAAGCGGCTGACTGGCTGCTTAGGCAACGGCAAAAACCGAAAAGGTTTACCCAGTTAAGTTTGTTTTGAACAAATGCCATTCAACTATAACTGCTTAGTCGTTCTGTCTAAGCGGTTCTTTGTCCTACTTACTTATTTGCACCGTATAAAAAGTTAATAAAAATTCAGTACAAAATATTCTTTAAACCTATTGACATAAATAGTAGGATAGACTATATTATTAATACGAACAAAAGGAGACAAGGCAATATGACAAAAGAAGAAGCATTAGCCAACCACAAATCTCATAAAAAACATTTGAAAATGTTTAACCAAGGAATTGATCTTTTCAATTCTGGGGTGTCATGCCCCATAGAACATTCTCCCTTAAGGGATGGTTGGATTTGTGGCGAACAAATGAGAGCAGTCAGGGTGGCTGCTTTAGAAAAAAGCCTGGACAATGTACAGATTTAAATTAAAGGCTGGTCAACACAAGACCAGCAAGATAATCTTTTGTAGTCCCTGGATTACTGAAGATTTGATGAGTGCGATCGCGCTCAAAGACGACTTTCTAGAAAGTCACCCTGAGTTTAATGGGTGTTTTGTGAGATGGGAGCAAAAATAGAACCACTTAGATTTTTGTCTAAGTGGTTTTTTGTGTTTAAGCACAATTCTTAGTCGCGTTGACAAAAAACAATAGATAGACTATGGTGATATTTGCAGATTGAAAGAGGACAACATGACTTACTATCCAGAAGCCCAAGCCCGCTACAACGCAACTGAAAAAGGGAAGGCGCGTAAACGCAAATACGCAAAGAACATAAGTGAGGAACAACGGGAAAAACAGCGGCACGCTAAACGAGAATGGCTTGCCAACTTAACAGAAGAACAAAAAGAAAAGCAGCGTAAAGCCAATCGTGAGTGGGCTGCTAACATGACGGAAGACCAGCTACTAAGGCAGCGCGAGTCTAGGCAAAGATGGGTAGAAAACATGACAGAAGAGCAGAAGGAAAAGCAGCGCGAATATATGCGTAAGTACAACGAAAAAAGACGGCTAAAAAGGTTGCAAAATAAACAAGCTAAAAAAGGGGAATAAGAAACGACATCAAAAAACAAGACCCATTGGTGGACAACAACCACCAATGGGTTTTTAAATATTTTAAGTTTTTGGGAAATGTGGAAAATGTGGGAAATAGCACTTTTTGTTGAATACTTATAAGCAGCCACGCTTAACTATTTATACTTAAATTATTACCAGATACTTATTGCCATTTAGGCTTGGGCATGATATAATAAACACATAAAAGCCGATGCGGCAAACATCGGCTTTATCAAACAAAAAGAGGAGACAAAAAATGCAAATCCAGAAAAAAGTGAACAATTACAGGTTTGGACGTTTAAAAATAATTTGTTAATATATAACAGTGAAAACAACAATCTTGTTAATTGTTGACTAAGAAGAGTCCAGGAACAAAACAAACTCTTCTTGAACCGAAGATCCACAAGAGAAACTTTGTGGACACAGACGAAAACAAAATCAAAAGGATAAGACCATGAACTTAACTCAATTAAACACAGAGAACACCATGAACTCAACTGAATTAAATCTTACCGATACCAAGGGGTATCAAGTGAAAAACACTACTACCACAGTAGAAAATGACATGAATAATTTAAACACTACCGATACTAAGGAGTATCAAATGAATAATCTAAATTTAAACAGTGCCACAATCGAAAATGACATGAACAATTCAAACATTACCATCACTAAGGAGAATGACATGAATAACTTAAACACTACCATTACTAAGGAGAATGACATGAATAACTTAAACACTACCATTACTAAGGAGAATGACATGAATAACTTAAACACTACCATTACTAAGGAGAACAATATGAATAAATTAAACAGTGTCACAATGGAGAATGATATGAATAATTCAAATCATGCTATTAATATAGCGCAATCAAATAACAATTGTCAAGACATTTTTGAACAATTTAAGAAAAAAGTTTTTACGGATTTTACTACAGGGAGTGGAATTGACCCGGCACTATTTGAAAGTGCTGTTGAGTTCCATCGAGAGTGCGAATGGTCTGATGGAATGGACGCTTCATACCCTATTCATGAGACCTTGGGATGGAAAAAAACCCGATTCACACACAATATTTCCAAGAATGAATTATTAGGAGCATTCTTGAAAAATGAAGATGGGAGTATTTGGCAGGTGATTGTCAACATCCCGTCTAAGCACAGGGAATATTCATATTTTGCTCCCAAGGGAATTGGGGATAAACCATACTTACCACCCGTGCCTAAGTCCATCAGGGAAAAAATTAATAAATTGTGGGGAACTGATATTCCCATGGGCGGTAGCTTCTGGGATGCTATTAAAGAAATGCCAGAAGTGCCTAGATTCTTGACAGAGGGTGGTAAAAAAGCGTTGTCAGGTTTAAGCACTGGGTTATGCGCGATCGCTGTCTATGGATGTTCCTGTGGGGGGAAAAAAGAGATTAACCCAGCCCTTGAGCAATTTACTGGAGACGGATCTGCTATGATCCTGGCAATGGACAGAGACACCAAAAAAACAGCCGTCAAGGCTGTTCTGAAAGCTAATAGAAGATTTCACTATCTATTAAAAGATAGTGAGACCTATCTATTGGAAATGCGGTGGAAACCTGAACATGGTAAGGGTTTAGATGATTTAATCACCAAAAACCCCAAGGAACTAAAAAAATCTCTCAAAGAGGTAAAAACAAGGTTGGACAAGCTAAAACTCGAATTACACTTTCAGGAGAAGCGGAAAATCCCTACTCCTGATATTTTGGCAGCGGAAATCGCCGAAGAATACCGAGATATTCTTGCATTCAACAATGCCAGCTTGCGTTGGATGCGCTACCAGGCGGACTCCCCAGGTGTTTGGGCTGTGGAAACCGATCAGTTCATTGCCAGTGCAGTAATGAATATTGTTGAAGGCAAAGGATACACTGGCTACGGTGGTGATGGGTACATCACTAACGTTACCAGAATGCTTAGGCATCATTTGATTCAGCGTACTTGGGTAGAGCGATCGCCTAAAGAACTACTCCCATTTAGAAATGGTGTCCTAGAAATTCAAACTGGAAAGTTAATGCCTCATGCTCCTGGATACAGATTGACATGGCAACTACCCAGGGAATATGACAGAGAGGCTACGAGCTGGGATAACATCAATGAGTTTTTGAACCATTTAAGCGGTGGCAATCAACAGATCAAGGATCTTTTGATGTGCTATTGCAACGCCGTCATCAAAGGTCGCTCAGACCTACAGAAGTTTTTGCACTTAATTGGTTTAGGTGGCACAGGCAAGGGTACGTTTACCCGGTTACTCGTGTCCTTAATCGGTTCTCAGAACGTGCATACCAGCACCCTTGATGATTGGTGTAATAACAACTTTGAAGCTGCTAATGCCTACCAGAAGCGGCTTGTGTTGTTTCCTGATGAAGATAAAGCAACCGGAAAACTAGGGAAATTCCTCTCTTTAACCGGGGAGGATTTGCTACGTGCTGAGAACAAAGGTCAAAAGGCCTTTAGCTACCGCTATGACGGCATGGTGGCAGTCTGTTCTAACTTACCTGTATTTGCAGGTGACAGTGCTAGTAGGGTTAAGCGGCGAGTGATTACAGTACCATGTAACAACACTGTTGGGATAGCCAAGCGGAAAAATCTTGAGGAACTGTTTGAGCCGGAATTAGCAGCTTTCACCAATCACGTTCTGAGTCTTGATGACGACTATGTAAGAAAGGTGTTGTCTGGTATCCAAGAGATACCAGAATGCACCCTTGAGTTCTGGGTTAACCGAATGCGTGTAGACTCGTTAGCTGACTGGTTAAACGAGAAAGTGATTTACGATCCTACAGCCATGACCCCTGTAGGCAGTAACAAGAATGAAGGTGCTGATGGTGGTCTCATTAAGACCCTCTTCGGCAGCTATTCTAGACACTGTGCAGAGACAGGTAGCCAAGCCAAAGCGTCTAAGACCTTTAGCCCTGACTTAATTGAGTTGTGCAACTCAGTTCTGGGTTGGGGGGTGAAACACAAAGCCACAAATACTGGCAAATTTATTGTCGGGTTGCGGTTGCGGCAGACAGGTTTAGACGACGAAATTCCCACTCACGAACTACTTTTGTCCAGTTCCTTGACACATGACGGGAAAAGTTTAGAAGGCAGTGACGGGTCAGAAGTCTTGCTAGATAAGGCTTTTGAGGGTAGTGACGAGAACTCTTATACTCCAATGGAAATTAGAAATAATAATTCTAGTCTCTCTTCTCCCATGTCCCCAATAGAGGATAAGAACATAGATCCTATATATAGAGGGGATGCAGTATTGGATCTGCCGTCACTTTCCCCAAACCCTACCCAGGACAATACTTCCGACCCGTCACCTGTTCCACAAGGCAACCCATCACCTGATGATGTGGTTGAATTTTTTGTGAATGACCGGGCAAAAGAACTCAATCACCCAATCCAAGGACCAGTTAAAGAGGTCAATGAAACGGGTTATGTGATCAGCGTTCTCCAAAAAAATCCTAACGGAACAAAAACCAGACAGTTTTTACCTATCCCCGCCCACCTTATTATTCGCATACTAAAGCGGGCTACTAAGGTTTAGTGGAATAATCTAGTGGGAGCAACCCACTAGATGTCTGGTAAAAATCTAAAAAACGACACCTTAAATACTGGTGTCTCTCTTGGGCTGCGCCTACATCTACTAATATGAATGGTAAGTTAATTGTTTTTGAAGGGGTAGAGGGTTGTGGGAAAACTACCCAGATGCACCTTTGCTCCCAATGGCTAGAAAGTCTAGGTATACCTGTAATGCTAACCCGTGAACCAGGAGGAACAGAATTAGGGAAAAGCTTACGAGAGTTATTACTGTCAAAGCCAGTAGATAAGCCCATAAATGAAGTTACAGAACTTCTATTGTATGCTGCTGACAGAGTGCAGCATATCCAAGAGGAGCTAAAACCAAACTTGGCTACGGGAAAATATATTCTGTGCGATCGCTATACAGACTCTACTATTGCCTACCAAGGTTATGGTAGGGGTTTAGATATGAGTCTAATTAATAATCTCAATCAGATTGCCACAGGAGGTTTACTGAGTGATGTAACTATTTGGTTAGACGTGGATGTAGAGGTAGGGTTACTGCGTAAGCGCGGACAAGCTAAATTAGATCGTATTGAACAAGAGACAATTGCTTTTCACCGTCGGGTACAAGCGGGTTATGCAGATTTGTACTTGTCTCATCCATCTTCAACTATCCAAGTAGATGGCAGTGGTAGCCAAGAAGTTGTACAAGAAGTTGTACAAGAGATTTTGCAGAAACACTTGTCTCTATAAATATTTTTCTAAAACCTATTGACAATAAATAGTAGATGGACTATATTGATAATATCAACAGGAGACAACAACCATGAAGTATAGATGGAAAAATGGAAAGGCACAAGCCATCAGTTATGTACCTGCATTGGGCAGATGTGCAGTAGTTCGTGAAGCTAGTAGCATTCATGAACTGTATGGTGGTGATGATGAAGATGATCAAGACGATGAAGACGATGAAGACAATAAAGAAGACGATGACGAATATTAATCCATAGCAAACACAACCCTCTTGACAATCAAGAGGGTTTTTTATTGAGTTTTAATTTCCGCAGCCGTTGATAATTTCGTTTTAAGCGGGCTGTAAACTCAGGGGTATTATGATTCTTCCATTCTGGATTTATGGGGTGAACAATCCAGTTTTTAGGACTATGGCAGGCGTTTTTATGACAGTGCTTACAAACAGGGAAAATATTAATCCCATACCTGTCTCCTGACCGCCTATAACTGGAGTGATGCACCTGTTCAGATTTATTAATCATGCACACACAGCAAATACCATAGGTTCTTGTGTGTGCGTTACGGCACTTTTTTTTGTGCTTTTTGACATTGTTCCCATATCGAACTTGATAGTTAGTCATTTTGACAAATAGATAACTACTACCAATGATAATAAAAAACCCGGTTAAAACTTAATTTAACCGGGTTAAGTGATTGTTTGATATTTTAGAATGGAATGTCGTCAGGGTCGCCTGACTTCTCATACTCCGCCCAACAGTCATACCAAGCCTCTTGGTATGTTTCTATGTAGGTTGTGTAAACCTTCGGTACAAAAAATTCAATTCTCATAAAAGGCAGTTTTATTGCGCATAGTCTTTTCCGGTATAACCGGAAGCGAACTTCGCATAAATTAAATAAGTCTGTCATTGTCTGTGTCTCCCGTGTTTTGTTGATACTCTTAATATAGTCTATTCCACTATTTATTGTCAAGTGGTTTTAGGAAAGATTTTTTAAATTCTTAAAACCCTTGATTTACAAGAGTTTGAGGATTATTGAGGTGCAATAGTCTAGCGATCGCTCAAATCCCCAGCCGTAAAATAGCTACACAAAGATATTTTTAAAAGTTCAGTACATAAACCTATTGACAATAAATAGTAGGATAGACTATAGTAGTTACATACACAAAACACAGGAGACAGACAAATGAAATTTACAATCAACTTTCAAATCCGCACTATCAAGCACCAAATAAAAGCTACATTAAAACTTATTGCAGACGGCATTAAATCTTATGTTGACCAGTTGGTTACTTTAGAGGGTGATTTAGAAAAATTAGAAGCATCTCTAGCACCTTCGTTAGCTGCATTGGGTAAAATCACAAAAAACATGATTAAGTCCGTGAAGGGCAATATTCACTTTACATCGGTAGAAATTAAGGCTATAAAGTCTATTCTTGAATCTGGTCTTTTAAGTGAAGGACATACTCAATTTAGAGTAGGAAGAAAAGATTATTATTTCTTGGGAATTGAAGGAAAAGAAATAAAGGTGAGAATTGGTGAAAACAGAACACGCGATTACAGTAATGTCATGGATTATGTTTGCAGCAATGGTGTAGTAACTCTTAAATAAATATTTTTCTAAAACTTATTAGCAATAAATAAATAGTAAGATAGTTTATATATAAACAAAAAAACACAGGAGACACAAATGTTCATTGAATTTGAAAACAAAAAAGAGATAAAATTATGAAAGGACAACAATTTACTTTTGACGGGGTGGTGTATATTTTCCACACAAAAATCGAATGCCATATAACAAAGCAAGTACCGGGGTGGGTTTGCTCTGAACAGTTCACTCCGTACTCCAAATTCTTCTCAGATGAAGAATTGAGAGCGATCGCTAATTCCTGATTAAAACCCCTGGATTGTTGCTAGTCCAGGGGTTTGTTTTTGTTGTGGATTAAATTACGTCAACCACAGATGGATGCCACTGTAACGACTGGACGGTTTTGTTATGTCCCTTTGCAGTGTCTAAGACTATTTGGGAGTATTGTTTCCCCTCCTCTGTGGGCAGCCATAAAGGGTTATTGTTAGCAGTGTTTTTGACCTGTAAGCCCCTTTCCGCTAGTAATGAGTTCATCTTCTGCGCTGACAACTTCACCCCGGTTTTAGCTTCATATAGCTCCGCTAGTTTGCCTGGTCTGATCAGCTTGTCTTCAATGGGAATACTTAGCAGCGACTTTGATTCTTCCATCGCCGAAGCGAGCGCCGGGTAAATCTTGGCTATTTGGTTAGCCTTCACTGCGGCTTTTAAGTTGGGGTGAACGTCAGTACCATCAAGTATTAAATCTATAAGTATACCTGCATCCTGACACAAGCCTATAAGTCCCCTATCCTTAGATTCTTGTTTTTCCCAACCCACCTGTTTTTGCATCCATACCCGGACACCAATGGACGTAAAAACAGTATCCACGAGTTCAGCTTGTTTCTTGCAATACCTACCAGCTTTATATGCGTAGTATTTGGCTATGACGGCGATCGCTACATCTGGTATTCCTGTTTCTGACCATGAGATTTGTTCCGCATACTCAAATCCATACTCTGTAAGCATTTCAGCTAATTTAGAGGGATTTTGTTCCGCACTCTGAAAAGCCGCTCTCAAAGACTTTTCGTCAATATCCATCAGTCTAGCGACCGCACGAATAGAGGCTTTACCTTTACCTTCGGGGTCGACGGTAATTTCATTTTTGATTTGTTCAACGATTAATGCTAAATTAGTCATAGCAGATTAACCCGCCTTTGCCGGGTGAAATGTTAACCAGTGATACAACCGTTCTGAGTGGTGACACACTCTTTACGGTGCTGGTTTGAATTATTATAGCACGCAATCGCAAATATAACAATCTTTATTGACGTATTGACTAAAAACCCCTGGATTGTTGCTAGTCCAGGGGTTTTGTTTTTGACTAATTAAATCAGCCCTTTACTGACTGAATAACAAGTGTAGTTGTTTCAGGTAGAGCAATACCAGGGTAAGCGACACGCCAAGCATCGTGAGAGTATAAATTTTTCTCAACAAATCTTGGGCATGGCACTTTTTTAATTTCCAATCCCATTTTTACGGATACTGCTTTGAGTCTGCACCACTTAAACCGAGTTTCTGAAATACCGTTAAACTTGGCTATGCGGACAATAGAGGAATAGTTGAATAACTCATCAACCGCTTCGGATAGGCACTCATTTTGTTGTTCTAAAAGGATGTTTTGTGCTTCTAGTCGTTCGTTCTCTTCTGCCAACTTTGCGGCTTCTAGCAACGCCTGAGAATAGGTTTTTGGTATTTGGTGTGCGATCGCTGTACTACCTGTTGACATCAGGTTAAAAATATGTCCATCACACCACACAGCAAATTCTGGACTAATCCATCTAGCTAAGTTGATAGCTAAACTAGGATGTCCCCAAGTTCCTTGTAAGCCAGGGTCTCCACCTTGCACTATTTCCGTTACCTCACAACTGAGGGATCGGCTTAAAATCCTTATGTAGTCTTGAGTTTGCTTTAGTCGCGTCCAGTTGTCAAGTCGTTTCCCGTTGGCTTGACACATCTGGGTAAGGTTGATGAATCCGTTTTGACGGCGAGAAATCGTTTGTCCGTTATAATCAAAAACTGCTAAATTATTCATGTGACCTCAGCGTTAGGTTACTTCCCCTGCGGACTTGGTGTTAGTCGCACCACCCGGCGAGGGGATTACATAGTAATTATAGCACAGTTTTTAATACATTGACAAAAAACTCACAATAACCACTGACTAATTACCGCTTGTGCCACCTTTTCCATCATGCGCGGTGGTACACTCATACCTACCATATATTTACCTATTCTTGTACTTCTAGCCTTGTAATCATCTGGAAATGAGCCTAAGCGTTTATATTCTCTATAAGTTAATTTTCTGCATACATCCCAATGCGTATATAGTTCCGGTGTAGAACTAAGCGTGTTTGCGGGGCAACTATCATTAAGCCTAATATTGTTAAAGCAGGCATTACGCTTCTCTGTCTTTAATAAGAAAGTTCTGTACATATCACCTTTGCGTGTATGCTCCCAACACTTAATATCATTGAGACTAGGACGGGTTTCCTTGATTTCATCCTGTGTAAGCACTTGCAAATCACTAGTGGCTTCTCCTGCACTAATCCATCGGTGTTTAGGTGCTAACATCAGCTTAGGTTTGTAGATATCGTTGCGTAATGCAATAAAAAATACCCGTTCCCGTCTCTGCGGTACGCCACAGTCAGCAGCATTAACTAAGAATAGTTGCGGACTATAACCAATAGCTTTGAACCTGTCAATAATGAGTTTGCAGTAACCCTTAGCATTACCTAATATCAACCCCTTGACATTTTCAGCGATCGCAACTTTAGGTTTTAGTTTTTCAATTAAGTTTAAATAGTCAAAAAACAGGTCATCCAAAACTTGTACAGCCTGACCTTCCCGAAAGTGTTTCTTCTTTCCCCAATCCTTTTCCCGATTACCTGATACTGAAAAATTAGAACAGGGCGGGCTGCCGTCTAATATGTCTAAATGATGGAGTTCACTGGGCAATGACTTCTTAACCAAGTCCTTAACTGGACATAAAAAATAATGTTGAGGGTTAAGATTTAGCTTGTAATGATAAGCCATTTCCGGGTCAATATCATTAGCAGCAATGACATCACACCCTGCTAGTTTGTAACCTAATGAACTACCACCACCGCAACTAAAAGTAGACATTACTTTTAGTCCATTTTGGGGTACGAACTTTAAATCTTTTAAGTACCAAGCGTGGGGATTATTCATTTTTATCATTGTACTGAAAACCACATTTAGGACACTTGTGGTCAAATTCAAACTCATCTACATCAACTTCCTTGGTTGACGATTTTGGGGTAGGTTTGTCAACTTCCTCTTCCGGTTCATCATCTAAAAAACTCAATTCCAATTCCCCAAAACCCGTTAAACTTAACTCAAATTCACTATCCTGTAGAAACTCAAAATCAATCTTTAACATTTCCGGGTCAAATCCAGTGTTCATGGTCAGTTTGTTATGTGCTAACCGATATGCCACTTTTTGAGCATCTGACAGCCCAGTAATTTGAATTACGGGAATTGTATTGTCACCTCGTTTCTTGGCTGCTAAAAGCCGTCCGTGACCTTCTAATACTTCACCATTCTCATCTACCGCTATTGGGTCAAGAAAAGTAAATTCCTCAATGGAATTAGCTATTTGTTCAATGTGGAAATCAGGGTGCAACTTAGCATTATTTCCATAGGGAGTTAATTCGTCAATATCCCATTCTTCAATTTGTCCACGTTTAATTTTGCTCATTGAAATACCACCTGTAGGCTCTGTTCATTGTACGTTGTATCATACCATATTTGTCATTATCTAATCCCTTAAAGTCAATCAATTCTCTGATTTTTTGGGCAGGAATATCTCTGAATAATTGCCCAAGTGATTGACCTATAAAAACATCAGTCAATGTTTCTATTCCCGTAAAATCTAATTGCAATGATTCCCCATTTAACAAATGGGGATGAACTAATCTGTACAATCTTTGTCCGTGTTCAATAGCGATCGCTGGCGCGATCGCGCCATGTCCAGTGACATCAAAAACTTTATATATCTTCATCATCATCTTCATTCTTGCTTGGATCAATGATTTGGTAGCCTTCTTTAGCTAGTTTGTCAACAGCCGCATTAACATCAACATAATATTTTATTCCTCTAGTCTCGTTAATGGCATTTGTTGACCGCTGTAGGGCTTGTGACCACTGGTTTGTTTCAGGTGCGCTATGTTGGGAAATTGCCCTCTTTCTTTCTTCTCCCGGCAGTTCCAAATCTTCTGCTAGTTGCCTAGCTTTTTGCTCAATTATTTTAGCTACATAATCCCTAGTGAGTTTGTGTACTTTGTAGTTTTCGATGATAATTTGAGACAATTCATCTGATATTCTCTCGGATACCCTGTGTATAGTTTTAACCTGAATAGTTGTCTGCAAAGTGTCTTGATAGCGTCTTCTTTGGTCTACCCACAATTCTCGCTTTACCCATCCTTCAACAGTTCCCTTACTCAAGCCAGCCTGGACAGCTAGTTTTCTGATACCTATATCCTCCTCGCTCTCAACGTAACGACGACGACACTGCTCTTTTGTCCACGGCTTTGGTAGTTTTTCCCATTTCATAATAAGACCCCTCTTATTTTAATTTCTGGTAATCATACATATATGTTAGTTAATTGCTCTGCTTTTTTATTAATCTTAATACAATATTTTATTTAAGCATAATTAATAAATAAAAGCGGGTCAAGTGTTAACCCAGCCCGCTTACTCAATACTTGTTATTTATTTTGTTTCCAATATTTAAGCTTTACGTAATTCTCTTCTATGCTACTCATCACATCAGTGCCTAACTTGGTTAATCGGTAGTAGTCCCGATTTTTGCCCTTGACTACCACGCTACTAACCTTTTCAATAAGTTCTTTTTCAGTCAGCTTGTTCAGAGATGGGTACAAACTCCCATAACCAATGTCATGTCCGCAGCATTTGCTAAGTGCTTGTTTGATCTCAAGTCCGTACATTGTGCGATCGCAGATAGCTCTTAAAATCAATTCTTCACTGATAGACAACTTCATACTCTTGTTGCACCAACGGACAATTTCTTTTAATTGCTTTGATACAAAAACTGGCAGCTTATCGTTTAAGTATTTTTCCGCAATCTCTTTTGCTTTTTCAAGGTTGTCAGCTTTTACGTACAGGGACGCACATTTAACTGCTATGATTGCAACCCTTTTGATATTGTCAGGATCAACAGAGTTTAATGCCCGTTCCTCTTCTTGGGCAGCCAAAAGGAACATCTGCGTAGACTCCTCTATTCTGTGTGTCTTACGCAGATACTCTGCTTCTCCTGCGTATTTCTGACTGTTCGTATAACTAGTTAACCAAACACTCATTTTCCTCTATTTGGCTGCTAAGAAGATTCCAAAGAAAAGTATCATCTCTCCAATTGCGAGGGGTCGTATCAATGTGATGCAACCACCAAGTAAAATTATTTTTAATAAGGGAAAATCCCCTTAAAAACCTGTTTTCCTTCTCTTCTTTGGCTTTTGAAACTACCAAAAATTCTATATCTGGATGATCAAATTCTGTCTGAAGTATGGCAACAATCTCTTCTTGTGAGAGACTTGGATTAACTATAACGTTGATCTTTACATTCCAAGTTTTCATGTTTTAACCTTTCTTAATTTCCTGCTTATTGTGTATATCAAACTATGGACAAAGCATCATCTTTCTAGTTGCAGGGCTGTATTAATGTGATACAGCTACCAGGCAAAGTTTTTTGATAAAGGAAAATCTCTTTAAGCACTGCTTCTTCTTCTTCTTCTTCTTCTTCTTTGATTTCGGAAACTTGCAGTGACTCTATTTCTGGATGATCAAGCTCTGTCTGAAGTATGGCAACAATCTCCTCCTCTGAAAGGTTTGGAGTGACCATAATATTAATTTCTAAATTCCAAGTTTTCATAGTTTAAATTCCCTTTTGGTTTCCTGTTTATTAATTATTATCATATATCAAATTACGGATAACGTCAAGGTCTGAATACTTGAATTAAGCTTAGTTCTAACTCAAAAACAACTGCGCTTAAATAAGTAAATTTGAATGTCTCGCAACGATAAAGAACTGAATCAAAATAGAATGGTCTACCTAAATTTTCTGTTAAAAATTCATCTATTTCTACATATTCAAACAGATTGTCTATGGTCAGGGTTAAAGTTTGGGTTGCCGTGGTTTGATTAAGTTGATTCCTGTTTCCTCTCTCGTCAACCCCACCCTGGTAATTCTGAGAAAGGAAAAAAGATTCATACTGTACTGCATTATCCCACTTTAATTTTAAAGAACTTGGTGCAACTGCATACATAATGATAAAGCTGTTGGTTATTAACCAACAGCACCCTTAATTTATCAGAGTTTGACATCTACAATTATATCACAAAAATCAAACTTTAGCTACAGTTACAACTTCTAATGTTGATATTTAATCATGCCCTCTTGAGACTTGATCCAAATATCATTTTTAATCATCTGTTTCCTGGTTTTTTGAAAAGATAACCATTTCTAATTTAAGCTTACCGTCATCGTGAACAGTTTTAAATGTCACCTCTTTTTCTTTGGTTTTCCAGCTTCTTCTAACGTACCTTCTAAGCGCTCCTGTGGGAGTAATCGTATCACCCACAGAATTTGTTTTTACCGGAGCATTTTTGTACTTTTTGGTTAAGTATTCCAAATGGGTGCTAACATCAGTAGACAATAATATTACTTCATTTAATTTATTGCTGTCAAAAATATAGCAAACAACGTAAACAGCGTTATAGCCAGTCCAGTAAGTATTGTAAACTTCTCTGCCTAACTTAAAGTCTTCACCGCAAGTACCTTTCATGATCTCAAGCTTGTTTGGTGCAACTTTAGACACCTGCTCCAGGGTCATTCCCCATTTAGCACCGCCCCATTCAGCTTTTGCTGGTGCTGCGATCAACAGTAAAGCTGATATTCCAATTCCTAGTGTTTTTAATAACATATTTGTCACCTGGTTATGTTTGTGCTAAAATCAAAAAATGCCAGGAAAGCAGACCTGGCAAAAAGCGGGCTAAATCTGAAGAAACAAGTTTAATGTGGGAATAGGCACGGGGAGATGAGAGCAAAAGTCTACCCCGTTTTTCTTTGCCCATCTTCTTAGTGTCCGCACAGATACAGACTTACCTAGCTGTCTCTGTAGCCAGTTCGGTACATCCTTTCCTAGTACACCATCAATGCGTACCCCATTTCCCAACGCTTGATCCAATGCTACTTTTGTTGCAGGTTGGTTTAGGCGTGTAATTATTTCTTTTAAACTAATACGGGACTGCCAACCAGCAGGGTGTTTGTTCCCTCGCTTTTGCTCACACCGCATATATGCAAGCATGAATAACCGCTGGGCATAAGTCTTGTCAACCATTGGTTCAGTGTCTTTTGGGTTTTTGCGACCGTCCGGTACTCGACATATACGCTTGTATTTCCGCCAGGTGCGATCGCATATTGCACCATTATAGAGTTCTACACAATTAGCCCGTACCCAACGCTCAGGGTATCCTTCATTCATAAACTACAATTGCCTCCATTAGTTCTTGTAATGTAGTAAAACTGTGAGAATTGCTACGGTATTTTTCCGCAGTGTCTAGAATTTTCTCAGCTATATATTCGTTTTCGCAAATAACAACCAATGCTTCTAAAACCTTGATTACCTGTTTTTCTTGATTCTTGAGATCATTGCACTCACTATTCAGGTATTGCAACATAGTCAACAATGGAACTTTCCACATACTTACCTCCACTCATCAGCCCAAATAAAATCAATACCAGCAGACAAGGCGCATTGCTGATCATCTCTGTTTACACCTACCATTAAAGCATGGGTTAGTGGTAGTGATGTATAATCCTCAATAAATTGGTGAATCATACCAGGCGCGGGCTTGCGGTAATTACGCCCAAAAGGTAACTCAACCCAAGCAGTATCACGATGACACCTATAAGCCGTACTTCCATCAAAGGTTGTACAGAAATTAACAGAACTCAAATTGGGTAACAATTCCATTGTGTAGATTTGTTCCTGAATACAAGATGATAATGTCTTTTTGCGCCCTTGTATTCCCACTTGGTTCGTAATTCCAGTAATATCCCAATCTGAATATTTACTAATGATGTCTATGACACCTGGTATTAATTCCTGGTCTCGTGGGTTGAGAATAATACTACTTCCTGATTTAGACTGCCTAATGGCGTTTAGGGACAAAAATAATATTTTACTCATCTTCTTTAGATTTTGTGAAGTTTAATCTTTTTCGTCTGCTGACATTTTTGTAGTGACCAAAAGATTTCATCTGGATATCTTGTACTGATACTCCAAACTCAGCAGCCTTCTCTTTTTCGTGAGACTCAACTACTTGCTGTTCCTGTCTCCATAAAGTCGCTACGGCCATTTTGATTACGTCCGTTATGTCCATGCCATAGCACGCACCTATTCTTAACACCTTGCGCTTTAACGCACTAGAGATTTTAGCGCGAACTTCCCTGGGTTCGTCACTAACTACTTTTTTGCCGTTGATCAACCCCCGGTCAGGATGGGTGGCAATATCCTTCTCAATCTCTTCTCTTGTCCGTGGCTTAGTCATATAGAACCTAAAACTATTATTTCCACTAATAGCACACTAATAGAGGAATATGCTATTTTTAAAATTAAAATCCCTCTAATTGTTGAGAGCAATTAGAGGGATATGTCACCCCCGCACAGGAGCTAACTAATTATGGCACGAATGAAGCTAATTGAACCAGTTTTACCCCAAAAAGAGGCAAAAGCAGCCGGACTAAATCCCGGCGATCGCGGCTACCAAAAGTTTTGTATCAACTGGGTTGAGCAAAAAATATCTAAATATTATGAAGGAACTGGGCTACAACCACCTGTAACCGCAACCGTCCAGAAATGGTTCTACGCCGACGAATTACCGGACTGGGTGGCTGTTTTCCTTCTGAATCTAGCTAAAAATAACTAATCCAAAACCCCTTTAATTGTCAGCAAATGTGGGAAATCCCACATATCTATTGACGCTCTATTAGAGGGGTTTTATAGTAAGTACATACCGGACATGACCCGGACATGAGAGATGAATCTACCAAAGATCAGCCGAAAAGAGGCGGGAGTAACTTTAAGCGTAAGCCAAAGACAAATACAGCGATATATCCGGTTTGGATTTGAAGTTTTAGGGGTGTTTGAAAACTTTTTTAACGCCCAATCAGAGGAACTAAATGGCTTTCCTCTAACAGAAAAAGAACTTGCCGAACTAACTAAGATACAGCAGTTAATACGTAAGTACAAAAACGTAAGAAACAGTCATCAACAAATCAAAAAGGAGTTTGATAGTGAGCAATGCACAAGTGATAATTTTAATCCGTAAACCAGAAGGAGACGGCTATATAGAGTGGAGAACAGATGCACCGTTAAGCATCTTTACAGCCAAGGCCAAAAAAGAAATCAAACAAAAACTAGGAGTCACCAATGAGCGTATTTAATATTATCAGAACTTACTTAACTCAAGATATTTCTGATGAAGAATTAGAGGCAAAGGCCATAGCGATCGCTAATGAAGTCGGGCTAGATTTAACCAGTATTTACGACCCTGAATCTGAAACCTTTAATGAGCCAAACGTCCAATTTATTGCTGAGGAAATTGATAAACAATCCGGGTCAATAGCATTAATTCCTAACAGCAACTCAATTGATTTAGTGACTGAAAAACCAGGAAAGAAAACCCGAAATACCAAGAATAAAAGCACCGGGCATAATCCTATTGAGGATTTAAAGCCAGTTATCATACAACTAAATCAAACAATATCTTCACGGGCAACAACCATGAAAAATATTGTTGCCAGAAAAGTTGAAGAAAAAGAAAATTTAATTGTAGATGATTTAGTTGGGCTGACTAACAACATGGAGTCAAATATTGTAGGAAAGTTTACGGCAGAACTCAAGAAGAGGTCGGAAGAAAACAAAAACTTTCTCGAAGAATTTGAGTCAGCTTTTGACGAGGCATGGGGTAATTAGTGGCATTATTAGCCCTTCCTATTGGCTGGTAGCGGCCATATTTGCTCAATTGTTCATAGCATCAGGAATAGTAATTTATGCAGTTTCCCAGCCATCTAGAGACACAGGAGGATATCCAACAAACCCAGAAGAACCCACTAGAACTTACCGTGAAGCCCGGTGGTGAGTTTGCAGTCAAAGGTTCTATTCCTGAAGATATCCTTGACAGGATCATCACGTCATCTGACTATCACAAAGATAAACAGTATCGCGCTGAAGAGCAAAGTCGGCGCGACGCAAAGTACCACAAAGATCAGCAGTATCGCATTGAACAACAGATTCAGCGCGACGCAACCATAACTAATATTTTCACTATTAGTTTTTTGGGATTGACCTTTCTTGTATTAATTCTCTGTGCATATTTAAGTATCAACAAATCAACCAACCAGGAACATCAAAATGTTAGACAACATATTCGGGGGACTTGCCTCCAGCAATAATAAAACTGATCTAAAAGGAATTGGAACTAATGTCACAAAAATTGGGGACATGGGTAGTTCTTTAGCAAGAATTAAAGAGAGAATGATCCTTCCAGAATCAGTTTCCGCCCAACAGGTTTTAAACGAAGCTAAACACACTGGAGAAATAGAAGCCCAACTACAATTAGCAAAAGAAATAGTTACCAGCAGAAGTCAGCAAATGGATCAGCTACTAAGGCTTCATGAATTAAATGTTCAGCACACTCAAAAAGTGATGCAAGTTGATGAACGTTTAAGAGGGATTGAAGCTAGTCACGGTAAAGTTGTATCTAGGTATCAACTAGGCGCAGCAGAAACTCAAGTTAACTTAAACGCCTACGAAACAGTCTATACAGTTCAAGCTACGGAGATATTTTCATGATATTCAAGAGGAATAGTGAAGCCGACGCTACTCTATTCCGATTCTTTAATAAAGTTGGCTGGGGTGTGCTTTTGTACAATGCTTACACCCTGTACCCACACTTTTATAACTTATTAAAGAGTGCGGAATATTGGCAAAGAATCTTTGCAAGTGCAGTAACAGTTGCTTTGATTTTGGGGATTGAATTATCTGTAACCACGGTTTTATTTGACCCCAAAATATTAGTTAAGATTTTAGAAAAACCTAGAGCAGATAAAGAGGTGAAGCAAATATTTGATGCAGTGTTTTTTGTTGGTATAACAGCTTTTTTGCTAATAGCAGCCTACACTTTCTGGACTGATTATCAAATCAATTTAAAACAGTTAGGCAATCCTTCCTTGATGTTTTTAAAGGTTTTGTGTGGGGTATTTGTTGTTGGTAGTGAATTAGCTTTTGGTTGTGCAAATGTCTTTTATTTAGCAAGCAAAGAGGAAGACTAAGATGTTAATCCCAGACATCACAGGTATAATTACAATACTATTAATTGCACTGTTCTTAGGCATGATTTTGTACTTGCAATATGACATGAGAAGGTAAGTAATGGATAAAGAATTTTACGGGGGGTTACTATTCTGTGGTTACGCAACCTTTCAGCTTCTAAGCTTTTTGTTAAAAGCATTTCCTGTTACCACTGGAGGGGCGATCGCACTAATATTTTTAGGATTATTACTAATAATAATTAGTGGCATTAATAACTGGTTAGGTTTGTACTACAAACATCACGGAATTCTCAATAAAACACAAAACATAGTAGGTTTTGCACCTATTTACACACTAGGAAGTTTAGCTTTATTTGCAGTCATGGTAGGGATTTATGCAGCATCTTGAGAGAATTTTAAAACGATTAGAAACCTTGGCTTTAGACAACCCTGAACACATCATACTTGATGATTCCTGGTTAGATAATCTATGCAGTAGTTTGGTAGCACAAAAACAAAACTCAAGTCAAAATCAGTATCCTCAACTAATAGTAACCGGGGAATTTGGCATTGGTAAATCAAGTTTAATTAAAATGATTCAGGGAAAAACTGGTTTCCACAGAGACGACATCTTGGAAAGACAAAGCCCACTGGATATTGGACTTACCAAAAAACAGCGAGAAAACATCTCTTTTATTGCAATGGGAACTCGCGTGATGCGGTACTTACTAGGCAGTCTTAATTACTGGAATATTAATCCAGAATTAGGTGTGCTTTTTGAAGAAGTACGGGATTTACTTGACAACAAATACATTCCTTGTGCATTGGTAATTCCCACGAATAAAGACCCTTACATAACATTAGCACCTAACCTACCAAAACCTTATGCAGATTCGTGAAACCCCTTTTACCAAGGATAGAGACAACTTTCTCCCATTAATGATGACAGAACGATTATTAATGGGAACGCTGGCAATTACAGCCATAGCAGGTACTTTTTCCCCTGTATTATTTTCCCATCAAAATAACTCAGTTAAGTTGGTTCAGCAAATATTTGGATTATTTTCAGGTATTTGTTTTACTGGAGAATCTTATCGCAGGAAGCAAAAAGAAAAATTCTACAACTCCATAGAACAGGCAAATCTAGCTATTGTCAACAATCAACTTAAAGGGTCTTTTGCCTTTGAGCAGTGTCGAACTCAGATTGATTCTAAGCGGGCATTAGCTTTCTATATCAAGTCCACATTACCAGAAGTAGAACGACCCCGGTGGATACAAGAATTTGGGCTACATGGCTTAGTTGAGTTACCGCAGATACAGCAAGCAGTCCTAACAGCCTAAACAGTT